GGATTTACCAATTTGACCAATCCCCAATCTTCTAACAAGTTGGCAATAGCATTTCTACGAGCCAAGTCACTCTCGGTAATGTCTGTTGGTTTGCCATCTAGTGCAAATAGTTCTTTGAAATGTACCACATAGTATTGTCCACGTTTGTGGAGTATGTGGCATGATTGATATAAAATTTGTTCTTTTTTGGAAGCTACACCGATCCGTGTTAGTGTTTCACGTACCTTTAGAAAATCATCTTTTTCATTCAGTGTTACTTCAATTAGGTCATTAAGATTTACCATTATTCTTCACTCCGCCGGTGTCTGTTTTTATTTTTATTACAGCGATTTGTTCATCGGAGAGAATACGTAGGGCCTCTTTGGCCTTGGCGTCAGAATAACCAAAATAGGTTTTCACACACTCAATATTCTCGTCAGTTTTAGACTTTTGCCAAGGTTGAAAACCCCGTTTCATAGGTCTAATACTATTTAGAAAATACTGGTATTGCATGTCTTTGTCAACACCTGGATGCTGGTTCATATCATTTGCATATAGAATACAATCCAGGTGATAAGACAAAGAACGGTTTACAATAAATGGTGCATAGTCTTTGTAATCCAATTCTACATCAGGCTTCTTCTTGCGTAAAATGAAATCAACATAGTCGAATGGACTCATTTGAATTCACACTCAACCATGATTTCCGTCAGACACGCAATAAGATTAATCTCATGGTCTGCAACAAAGGCTGCCTGATATTGATATTTTGCAATGATAAGAACCATCTGTGGAACAGAATTGGGTGACAATGATTCATACAATGTATCATACAGTTTACGGAATAAGGTTGTGGCATCACTATCCAAGTTGTTTGTAACCCACTTACGGCAAGAACCAAAGTCTTTGTCTTTCAAAGCCTTAACAAGTTCAGATAGGTTAACATCAGAAACTGAGGCAAGAATACCTTTGTCAATTGTACCACCGACACTATATCGTTGTAGTTCATTTAGAACACGGCGATTATCAGGGAAATGTTTGGTGATAACGGCAGCCACAACTTGTTTGTCGTATGTGATACCCTCTTGTTCCAGAATCCACTCAACACGTTTGAAGAACTGTGCAGCCATCTTAGGTTTACTACCATTGATTTTGAAATCAACAACAGTACAACGTGAATGAATAGGATCAATGATACGATTCTTAAAGTTACAGGTGAAGATAAAGGAACAGTTCTCAGCGAACTCCTCAATTGCACCACGCAACGCAGGTTGAGTTGAATTTGGATTTAGATAATCTGCTTCGTCAATGATGATGACCTTGCGGCCACCAGTCAAGGATACAGATGAGGCATAGTTCTTAATTTTGTTTCTGAATGTGTCAATACCTGACTCATCAGACCCGTTGATGACAATGTAATCACAACCAACTTCTTGACACAAGGCTTTTGCAATAGTTGTTTTACCAACACCAGCAGTACCTGATAGTAGAAGATTTGGAATCTCTTTACGGTTTACATATTCTTGGAAAGTTGCCTTGATACCTTCAGGCAAAATACAATCTTCAACGGTTTTAGGGCGATACTTCTCCACCCACAACATGTGCTCGTTCATTCAAATACTCCATAATATAATAAATCAATTTAGACCGGAAATGGCCAGTTCAAGTCGGCTTCAAGTTCTTTGACTCGGACTTCCAATACAGATATTGCCGTATTAAAATGACCTGTGCCTTCAAGGTCAGGATTATAACGAGTTTTTAACACTTGAATTTCTTTTCTTAATACAGCAATGTATTGAGTCTTATCGGTCCACATTCTAATTTCACCCATCATTTCACCTCATTCATACTTTCAAACAGAGCTTCAAACTCTTTTGATTCTGCCACTTCGGTCTGGAAAGAATTTTTGAATTGTGTCTTTGCCATACGTTTGACAATCTTCTTAGGGATTTTCAATTCATCGTGTGCAAAGTCCACAATGTCTTTCATTGCTTCATTGTTGCCTTGATTCTTACTCATGTGTAGAACCAGTTCATCAATATAACCTTTGAGTTTTTTCAATTGTTCATCATCAAATGAACCAAACAATGTATTTACTTTAGTCATTTTGCCACCATCTGTCCAACAACATCCAATTCAGATTCATTAACAATGATACTACCAGTAGTCAAGTTAATTGCAGTCTTACCTACAAGTGCATTTTGTTTTTCATCAGTTGATTCCGGTACTTGAAATACTGCCACAATGTAATGTGGATTTACAGCAACTTTATGGCCATTAACGGCATCTGTTAACCAAATCATATTACTCTCCAAATTTAGAATGTTTAGCTTCAATTGCAATCCAATATTGCAAGTCGCCTTTAGTGTTTTTGAAGGACGCCAAACCTTTTGATGAGATTTCCACATCATATGAATCAGGCATCATCTTCAAGTTCTCTGTTAAGAAAACAGCCTTGAATACAGAACCATTACCATCGGTAATCTCTGTAGAATTAACGTGTGCAGAATCATCATTTGCATCAAAAGATGTAACATAAATCTTGTCACCATCAGACATGATAGCAACGTTAGGTGATTGCAACACGGCAGATGATTTCATAATGTTAGCCAAGTCATCAGCCGTCAAAGAGAATGATGCATCAACCGATGGAAGGTTCAATTCTTTTTCTGGCACTGTAACGATAACATTACGTGAAGTGGTACGATAGTTCAGTTTCTTACGACCTGATTTGAAGATAACGTGTTTGTCATCAAAGTCAATCTCACCATCTTTATACAGAGACTGTACAGACAAGAACTGGTTCAAGTCATGGATACAAAAGTCCTGTGGAAAGTCATCTGTGATTGTGGCTTTTGCCAACACAGTTTTGGTGGGAGAAATTGTTGCAAGTTTGTTTCCTTTTTTGAATTCAATACTTGCATTGATACCAACGAAGTTCTTTAGAACCGTCAGTGTCTCGTTAGAAATTTTCATTTATGTTCCTCATTATAAAATTTAACATGAATAGAGTATATCATGTTCATACAAAAACATCAAGCAGCACATTGCGTGTGCCAGGTGATGTTTACCGGATTCTGGATCAAGGATTTCACCTTTCTTCCATGCCCATATGTGCCGTTCCATTGCATCAAAATATCTGCGTTTAGAATCAGGTACAACTTTCCAATTGTCTCTCTCATACTTTTGAGCACCAAATGTCAATACATCAACAGTGGCCTCAAGAGCAAGAGGTGGCAACAAACCATATTCTAGTTTGTCGCCGTCAAATTTACGACCACCAGTGGTGGCTATTTGTGATGCTTTGACTACATCATCATCCATTACATTTCTCCAACGTAATTGGCAACTGCTGGCATATCACCTTTGAAGTGATAAGTACCAATATGGTCTGAACGCATCCAAGGACACAACCAAATAGAACCACCCATTTTACGCCACAACTGGCAGAACATATAATCTTCACTCAAGTAACGGTCTGTGCCACCACCTGTTGCTGAATCAACTGAATCAATGATAGTGTCAAAGTATGCATGAATGTAACGTGAACCATCAAAGTGTGCTTGGCCAACATGGTCAGGTTTGTAACGCAACTGAGGATATGCAGCTGCAAATTTAGGAAACACATCACGGTTAACTAACATAAAACCAGTACCAATTTCCAAAACTTCTAGTGGTTCTGAAACAGAGAATTTGTCCGTACCTTTTACTGGATTAAAAACATAATCACCAGTAACTTTCTCTAATACACCAACATCAATATTTGGGTCTCTTTCCATGGCCTTCTTAACTGAACGCCACTTGATGGCTTTCTTAGGATAAGGTCCACCAATAACTTCTTTGTCTAATGCCAAAAGAGCAAGAACGTCTTGTGGATTAAAATGAATGTCGGCATCTATAAACAATAGATGAGTGCAGTCTGAACGATTTAAGAATTCGTCAACAAGATAATTTCTTGCCCGTGTGATTAAAGATTCATTGAAAAGAAATGAAAATTTAACTGCGATTCCATATTGCATACAAATTGCCTGTAGGTCTAAACAAGCCTTGGCATATAAGCCATGATTCATGCCACCATACATGGGTGTAGCAACGAAAATACTTTTCTTTTGAAGTTCTTCTTTTTTAATTGAAATTTCCATTATCTCTCCAAAGATATAAAAAAAGGGAGACCACCAAGGCGGTACTCCCTATCATTCACTGATTAAGCAGTGTAGCTGTAGCCTGCATTGATAGCAGTGCGAACCATTGCTTTAGTTGGTTTACCCATACGATACACGGCAACTTTGCTGCCATCGCCACGGGTTTTGGTGTTTGTGTAGATAACGTGACCTTCTTTACGAAGTTCTTCTACACGAGCAGAAACGTTTTGGATGCCAAAACGAGCACGAGCTTGTGCGACTGACAGGGTGTTGTAACCCTCTGTCTTGCTCAAAAAGTTAAGGATTTTTGCTTTCGCAGAAATTTTGTTAGTCATAATATAATCTCCTAATAATGACAAAGTTAAAAAACAAACTTGTTTTCACAAGCATTCACATCATAACACTATTTAGTGTGTGTGTCAAGTATCCTTGCGGTATACTTTTTTATCTGCCAATTTTTTGTTGGCAAATCCTTTCAATGAGTTTTGTCTTTTCCTTAAGGATTCTTCAGGAATACAATCCAACTCCTCATCAATAATTTTATTCAATAATTTCCATCCAATGTCTAGTTTATTTTTGGCTTGAGTTTTGCTTTCATATTCTATACCAAAAATTGTTATTGATTTGGATCGGCCATTATATTTACCAGAACGAACATATTGTGGTAATATAATTTTACCATCTATCATTTTATATAAAGTTTTCCAGCAAACATTTAATTTTTCTCTTGCTTCACTTCTAGAAGAATAGGCAATATCATTAATAATAACAGGTTTTCTTTTTTTGAGATAAAAATTTTCAGTGTGTTTATATCCAAATATTCCTTCTCCACCCAAAGTGCTATTATAACCTTTTTCTAGACTGTTGTATTCATTTATAAAATAAGGTTCCATTACATGTAAACAATGTTCTCTATCTAAAGATTGATATATTACATTCCATTCAAAACCATCAAGTCCATATTTTCTTAAAGCATTATAGAATTTATATTTTTTATTAAAATTTACCGGAGACTTGTGTTCCCACATTCTTTGTGGCCAATTTGAATCAAATCCAATATAAACTTTTCCGTTTATTTTATTTGTGGCTTTGTAGATAGAATAAATATTCATTGCTGGCATTCCTTTTCAATGTTAGAGTAGGTGCAGACGGCAATCTGGCGACCTACACTTATTTATAATTTTATCTACCTACCTGTACTAAGTATTTTTCTTTAGTCTGGTTCCAATCCATGAATATCAAGTCATCATAGAATAGGTTCTCATAAGAAACCGTATTCTTTTTCTTCAACATTGATATCCGGCCTTTAGCATATTTTTTTTTCCAAATGTGTGCCAAAGATTCTTCACTGGTATCAAATGATTTTACCAGTTGATTATCACCAATCTCCTTGCGGAGGTATTCATTGGTATTATTATAGAGAGGTGAAAAATAGATACCTCTCTGATGTTCGGTACGAATAAGTTGTTTTGGAATATCCAACTTACCATACGCAAAATTTAATGTACGATTTTTGTGGTCACGTTTTAATGGAAGTCCTTTTGGATTCTTGGCTTCCCACCATTCAAAGTAACGGCGTGTATGATTCTCTTTGACCCAATCATATACCATTCTCATGGTCTTTTTCGTAGGTTCAAAAGCAACCGAACCAGAACTGAAACCCATTTTGTTCCAGTGTTCAAGACCATCATACTGAGATAAACCACCAGACTTAGTATTTCCATAAAGAGAAGTAGTTGTAACTCCAACAAGAACATCATCATACTGTCTTTTCCAATCGTTCTGGACTGTATCAGCAAGACATAATAATGCCAATAACTTACCGCCCATATAGTTGAAACCTAAAGGCTGCAAAGGAACAATCGTGGAACCAATGGCCGTGTGATTAATCATACCTTGTTGTGTCTTGATATCTCTGGCCCATCCAATCTCTTTATCTCTTGGAGTCAAATCCAAGAAGTCGGATGATATACAAATAACACCTAGGTATTTACCAGATGTTTCATCAACCACA